TTAACACGTGTTGCTATTGGTATTAATGGTACAGGTACATTGTATTCTGCTACAAATACTGCATATGTAACTGGTATTGGTACTGATTTAGCTAATACATTAAGTGTTGGTTCTGCTATTCAGGTAGCAAGCGCAAACATTAATGGTAGCACAGACTACACTAGTATAGGTTTTGCAAACACAGTTCCAGGATTAACAACAGTTGCTGTTGCTAATACACAAAATACAGGTAACATCATTGGTACTTCAGGCAATGCTCAAACATTATTAGCCAACGGAACAGTAAGATTTACTGCTAACTTAGGTGGTCTAGTTTCTGGTCAAGTTTACTTTGTTAAAGCAATCGCAAACGCGGCCGCATTCACTGTATCTAACACATTAGGTGGTGCTGAAGTTGACTTGTCAAGTGCGACCGGTACACCAGATGCACAACAAGATGTGGTTGAATTAGTTGCAAATGCAGCCGTAGCTTCAACCGGAGCCGCATATGTTTATGCAAATGATGAAGCTGGATTTATCGTTCGTCAAAAAGGTAAAACAAAATACCTAGTTACAGGTGGTACAACTGGCTTAACAGCACAATGCTATACAGCTAACGTTGCTAACACAGCATTGACACCAAACACAATGAACATCTTATCTACTGACGCAGCCTCTGCTACAGCATATGTTTCAAGTATTAATGACTATAACAGTGAAATCTTCCCAACGCAAGTTGCTGCCGGATCAATATCAGCCGGTACAGTCTATACAATTTACTTTGCCGGTACAACAGATTGGACAGCGGTTGGTGCAATGGCTAATATGACAGGTATTACATTCACTGCTACTGCCTCAGGATCTGGTACAGGTACTGCTGTTGCATATAGTGTTAACCCTGACATTATTGCTACATTCAATACTGCGGCGGCTGCTAATGCGGCTAACGGTCAACCTAATCCGATCGTAGTAATTGCTAGTGCTTAATTATGGCAACTGGTAGAACTATTAAAATGCCAAAGACCGAAACTGATATCGCTGTGCTTCAAGTTCAAGTTAAAAACATTGAACAGGACGTCAGCGAAATCAAAAATAGTCTTAAAGAGATGCATGAATGTCTTGACCGTAACGCAGAAGAAACTAGAACACTTCTAACTAATATGCGTAACGAAGATATGGTAGCTCATAAAGAACTAGGGTCAAAAGTCTCCGCACTAGAAAAGTGGAGATGGATGATGATGGGTGCAGGCATAGTGATAGGATCACTTGGTTTTGAAACATTAGCAAAATTGCTAAAATAAAAAAAAGAGACTTAGGTCTCTTTTTTTGTAAGTGATTTTAATTTCTTCTGTACAACATCAAAGTTTACTGTACTAAATAACCCAGGATGTAATGGTTTAGGATATTGATTATCACCCACCCATGCATATCCGCAATGTTCATAATTTAATACTGGTGTGAATTCTTCATCTATCTTACAAAAAAATGTATGATATGTAAATGTATTATTAACAAACTTTTGTATGGGTATTAATTTAGCGTTGTTTGGAAAGTATCCAATCTCCTCTTGGCATTCTCTATCAACACCACTGAGTAATGTTTCCCCGTTCTCAATCTTACCACCAGGTATTCCCCAATTGCCCGGATTTTTTGTATCCGTTCTAAGTAGGTATAAGAAACGTTGTGTGTTTTTGGCGTAAAAGAAGACGCCTGCCGAGATATTATTCATGTGCTAAGACATTATAGCATAAACTAAATTAGATTACAATACTATAATCACCCTGACCATACCAGCCTTCCCAAGATTTCATCCATGCACCTTCGGTATTAACATAACGATATTGTACACTGGTTGTTAAATTAGTAACATATTCTACTGTAGTTGCAGTAGCACTATCAAATGACACAAACCATTCTCCCATAGTACTATCATATTCAATAATGTCATTAGCATATGCTACAACATTACCCCATGCAATAGTTGTATCACCTTCATTACCAATGTTATCTACAATAAGATATCTAATTCCATTTTCTGCGGGAGGTAACCCTGCATTTGGTCCTGTGACTAATGGGTTAATCACGCTGTCTACAGGATCCAATGTATTTTGAGGCAAGGTATCCGGGTCAATGTCATATATTAATAATCTATCATCATTTGGATCAAGTACTATTGTGCCGACAATTTCTGTATCCATATATGGATTTTGTAACCATATTTGACTGATACCTGGACGTATAGTACCATACACATTTAATAGACTTGACCAATATAAACTTGTGTTAGGACTAGGAGGCAAATCTAAATCTTCATTATTAGGATAGAAATCCTGATTAGCCGGTAACAACTGTAAGCTATTACCTATTAACAATAATTTATATCCATATGGTGTAATCTTTTGTCTAGTACCTAATAACAAATCATCATTTTGTATATCATCGAGTGCCGTACCTGAAAATATACTAGCAATAATTTTCTCAATAACACCCATCTTTTTAAGTTTAGCCGCATTGCTAATCCATATAGGCATATAGAATTTCCAACTCATTACATCAATAGGATTGCCTGTACCTTGTGGTATGCTACGACTACTGAATGTTAGTCCATCTTGATATACGACACTCAGTGAAGTCCAATCAATAAAGTTGTCAGTAGATTGTATTTCTAATGATGGGTTAAACAATGTTCCTAATTGCTCAATCAATTGTAATTTTTGATTATAATTAGTTGTCCATAAATCTACTGTCATTCTTAATGTATAGGGTACTGGCATTAGTCTTTCAACTGTAAATGCTTGACCTTGTACAGTTTCATATTGTTGTGTCTCACTATTATAACTACGTTGTCGTACTTGTATCTTGTCAATAAACGTAGGGTCTTGTGTTCTACGTTGGTCATATTCTAAACCGGTGATATAATATGTAATTAGTGGTGCGCTAGGTAAATTACTAGCACTGTTGTTAGCAATGATAGTACTTGCCTGACGACTACTGTCACCATACATAATTGGCACACGAACAAGTATTTCGTTACCAGCTGGGTCTTTACCTTTAGTAACGTACCAATTACTAAAGATTTTTCCAAACTGAATTAAAAATCTGCGGACCTGATTATCATAAAAGAAAGCTGCCATATATTATATTACCGGTGGTATTGGATCTGGTGCTATTGTCAAAATAGTTGATAGCGCCTGTTTCTGTGGTATCTGTGTACCACTAGTTGTAGTAGTAACATTACTGTTATTTATGAAGCTTGACTGTTGCGACAAATCTTGTTCAGTGAAGCCAGTTTGTGTTCTTACGTTCTTAGATATACGAACCCATATTCTTCCGTCCCAGCGATAAAGAAGTTGCGGTAAATAATCTGTACGTAAGAAATATGCACCTACTTGTGGATTCTGTGGGAACGCAATACCTGCTCCTGTTGGGAATCCGTTTGGTGCTTCTGCAGTTCCATCTAAGTAACCAGTTGTATATCCAAAAGTACGTGGACTACTACGTGCAATGAATTGGAATCTTGGATCACAGTCAGCACGATAGTCCATAGTATTAGGACCATATGGTTCTGTTCCAGTAAAGCCCGGAGCTACTGGATCTTGGTCAGCAGTAGCATATGTGTTATCAGCAGTGCCATAAGGACCTGTTACAGGACCAGTAGGTAATATAGTTAATACCGTATCACCTTCAACTGCTCCCGAACCATTACCTATACGTTCAGGAGCAAATCTAGTAGTTTCTAATGTTACTTGATGTGCCAGTTGTATAGGCTCAATAAACATATCCAATGTCATATCCCAAATACTCTGTGTGGCAGCTTTGGGGATGCGTAATACTGGACTTGCTGATTTAAATTTTGTACTACGTATCATGGATACTGTAGCTGTTACTGGTGCACCATTGTTATTGGTAATAAGATTAGTCGGTGGTGCAGGCTGATTGTATTTTCCTGATAACTCTGTATTGGTTTCAAATGTACCATATGTAGGTACAATGTATAAATTGTTTCTATCATAACCTGATTTAGGTACTAATCTATCAGCTTCATCTAATATAGCATTATTGATTTGTAGATTTTTATTATATGTAGCAAGTATATCTTTAAGATTCTGATTAGGATCAAGTTCCCAATATACTGAATTAGGTGGAGTAATACCAATCGGTACTTCCTGTTTACTGAGATAATTCTTATCACCGAATGTAATAGTATATCCTGCCGGATATGTTCTATTAGCATCCCATAATCCAAGATAATTATCCTGATCAATTGGCTCAGATAATATCTGACTAAATTCTTCACTATCAACTAATGGTTCACATTTAATACGCCATAAATGAGGATACCATGTAGGACTAAATCCCTCACTAGCAAAATTACCATCTGTTATTTGATAAAATCTTTTTAATGCTACTGGTATAGTTTCTTTTAATGGATTATAATCTAGTAAGTGCGGTAATTCTAATACATCACCTACCATTAACTTACGACCAATTAAATCAATCATATCATTATAATGAATAGTAATAAAGATAATATCGTTATTTAAGAATAAACCAAACTGACTTAAATCAAAATCTAAATTCTGTACATTATAATGACCACGCAATCTATAAATATTAGGATCATATGTTCTATCTCTATTCTCTAAAAATAATAAATCTTGTATATTAGTAGGATCTAATGCGTCATATTGTGGTTGTGTATAATCAATACTTGCACCCTGATCTGTAGGACCTAAGTATTTGTGAATATATAAATCTGTGGCACCAACAGTAAACATCTCTGATATTGTTCTATCAAAGAATCGATAATCATTTGATTTCGTGGGGTGATATAGTGAGAGTCTAGGCATATCTATTATTTATCGTTTATAGTCGGTTCAGTAAATAGAATAAGAAAATGGGTCAAATTAAAGGTTGACAACAAATGGAACATCTGCTATAATACACAAATGCGCTATAAAATTAGGAGAACTTAATGGCAACACGTAAACCCGCAAGTAAAATCATTAAAGCTAGTGATTATTCACAGGTTAAGACACTTAACCCCAGAGACCCGGACACTGAATATTTAGGTCCTGAACCTATGTTTGCCGTACAACCTGATCAGGATAGACGCCGAGTTGCACTTATGCGTAGTTTCACATGGTATGGTCGCTTCTATGGTAAAAAAGATGCTAAAGAATTCTTATCACAATACTTGGACCTACGTGAACGCCCGCAAGAGGCTAAAATTATGCGTAAGATTGATGAGAAAGAATGTATCAATACATTAGCTTGGTTAGCACGTATGGAATTGCGTGGTCTAGAACTATCTGAAACAGAATCAGATACGTTACAAAATGAAATCAAACGTTTATTGGAAACAGTAAACAAACCTCAAGTTATTGAAATAGTGGTAGAGACACCGACGAGACCCAATATTCAAGACATTCTAAAAGATAAAGCACGTGAAGCTGGTGGTGAACTTGAAGGATTGTTTGATGAATATATTACATCAGGTGCAGGATCAAAACATACACTAAGACCAATAGATGAAGTGGCTAAAAAGAATGTAATGCCACAACATATCAGTTTGTTAACCGATGTATGGAAAAAGAAACTGAATGAAATTGAAGAAGCATTGAAAGGTACTGATAGTCAATTAGTACAAGGCTATCAACATCTAACTAAAACACAATTGAAAAACATTGTTAAGTTTATTGAATTGGTTATTAGTGATTTGAACAGTTACATTAGTGTTAAGAAAGCCGCTAAAGCTCCTAGGGCACGTAAAGCTGTACCAGTGGAGAAGATTGTAGCAAAACTTAAGTATCTTAAAACATTCAAAGATACTGCAAGTAAACTTGATTTAGTGAGTATCAGTCCAATCAAGCTTCATGGAAGTTCCGAAGCATGGGTATACGACACTGCCAAACGCAAGTTACATCATTACATTGCCGATGACTATAGTAAAACGTTTACTGTTAAGGGTAGCACGTTGTTGGGATTTGATACTGCACAGAGTGAAGTAAAAACATTACGCAAACCTAGTGAGCAACTTAAAGAAGTTATGGGTAGCAAGCCAGCCGCTCGTAAGTATTTTAAAGACATTAAAGCAGTATCTACTACACCCAATGGTCGATTTAATG